ACAGGTGGCTCAACGACAGGTGGCTCAACGACAGGTGGCTCAACGACAGGTGGCTCAACGACAGGTGGCTCAACGACAGGTGGCTCAACGACAGGTGGCTCAACGACAGGTGGGGTAGGTGCAGGTGCTGGTGCAGGTGCTGGTGCAGGAACTGCATCAATTACTGTTTGTGCTGATGCTACTATTGTAGGTGCAGTAGTTACTTTTTCTACGGCTGTAGAAACAATTGCAAGATCTGCTATTTTTTCAGTTAATGTTGTGCTTGCTGTTGCTAATGCAGTTATGGTATTTTGTGAAACAGTTGTTCTTGGTGCAATTACAGTATTTGTATTTGCTGTATTTGCTGCAACAACAGCTGTAATTGTTGAGTTTAATGTAGCAATTTGTGCATTTGCTGCATCGATTGCAGATTGTATGGTTGCTGTATTTGGATCTGCAATTGGAGTAAATGCTGGTCCTTGACTTATTGTTCCATTAAATCCAGGACCTGAATTAGTGTCAACAATAGGTGTTATGGCTCCGCCTGCTGTTTCTCTTATATTAAATCTAGCACCATTTGGTATTGGTCCAGTAACATTAACATCTGCCTGCCAAGCTCCGTTGGATGGATTAACGTCCGCATTAAATCTAACTTGAGTCATTTGTGTTTCAGCTGTTGTTAATGGGAAAACTCTAAGGTCCCAAGCAACCGAAAGTGTATTTGTAGTAGTTGAGTATGTAATTCCAGAACCATTACTCCATGTAGTCCAATCCCATCCAGCTATAGATATGGATGGTGCATTAGGCGTAGTATGATATGTTCCGCCTTCGTTAACTCCAAAAGTAATTGTTGCGTTTGATCCAACAAATATGTTATTGTAAACAACGCCACCCATTTGTAAATTAAAAGGCAAGTTCATTCTAACACCAGCATCGTCCACATTTGCTAATACATTTACGCTTGTTCCAATAGTTGAAGCCAAAACATTTACAGCATCTTGAGCGTTATTAATAGCTACGTTTGCTTGAGTTAATTGTGTTTGAGCTTCTGTCCGTGCTGGATTTATTGCTGCCACCGCCGTGTTTGCTGTTGCAACTGTAGCAGTAGATGTATCCACAGCTGCCTGAGCTACCTGTATTGCAGTAGAAGCTGTTGCTGCTTGTGCCGCTTCTGTTGCAACTTGAGTAGCGACCTGTGTAATATTTACCTCTGGTGCTGGTGTAGAGCTTGATGCAGGCGTTGCTGCTGCAACTACCGCAGCAACTAAAGTTGTTTCTGCTGCTGCTACTGTTGCGGCTGCTTCTGTAGCAACTGTCTGTGCAGCTATAACTTCTGGTGTTGCTGTTGTTGCATCTGTAGGAATTGATGCTACTGCAGAAGTTACTGACGATACTGCATTATTAACGTCTTGCGTTACTACTGTTGCAGTTGGTACAATTGCACTGGTATTTGCAACTTCCGCAACTGCTGCTACCGCTGCTGTTACTGCAGTGTTTGCTGCAGCTACTGCTGCATTAGATGTTGTCACTGCTTGCACTGCCACCGCTATTGTAGCTGTTGCTGTATCTGATGCCGCTACAGCCTGTGCAACTTCTATAGTTGCTGTTGCAATTGCTGTGTTAACTGCTTGCTGTGCAGGGCTTACAACAACCTGCTCTGAGGGCGCTGGTGGCTCATTAGCATTAGCAAAATTAGGGCTAAAAAGGAAAAGCCAGCCAATAATAAAAAGGCTGGTTAAAAAGTACTTTAACTTTCTAGTCAACTAGGTATCTCCTAAGTAATGCAATATCTTTGCTTACTTAATAATTATACCACTAGTGTTATTTAGGATTATCTGTTTTGTAAAAACCGTTACCTTTAAACTGTATACCAAATGGTGTGAAGTGTCTAGTCATTTGTGACTCACACTCTACACATGTGTAACCTGGATCTACATCTGTTATTGATCTATGTACTGACATTGTTGCGTGTGCATCATCATGCGAACACTTGTATTCATATACAGGCATTACTTACCGCTCTTTTTTCTCTTCTCTGCTAAGGCGTTAAAGTCTTTAACCTTAGTATCTCCCAAGTATCCCCAGGCATGTCCATCTGCAATCATTTGCTCATTCATAGAAACATTTGATCCGTCAAGGAACAACCAGCCTAATATTCTTCCGTACTTTTCTGATGAATCCATTTTTTCTGTTTTAATAACAACAGTTTTTGCAGACTCGATTTGTTTCTTAAGATAAGCTTTTGCTTCTAGCCCTAAAGCTTTTTCCATCTTGTCTGTTGTTCTGCTTTCTGGTGTGTCTATACCAGCAAGTCTTACTCTTGAGCTAAATGAGATATCAAATCCAAGATCTATTTCTACATCGATTGTATCCCCGTCCACAACCTTAGTAACCTTTTTAACATAATACTCGAACATGATTCTCCTTAAATTATAAAGAGCAGTTTGCGGACATGCTCAGGTCCATCCTGCGGGTAGCGGCCCGCATATAATCTGCGACTCCCCAGTGACGGGGTGCAGACTACCATTATACTATTTATTTGATTTTGATGGTTTTTGGCTTTTTATCTTCAGGCACAATACGATCAATATTAATATTAAGCATACCGTCCTTTAGAGATGCGCTAGAGACTTCCATATATTCTCCTAGGGCAAAAGAGCGTGTGAACTTACGAGCAGCAATTCCTTTGTGCAAAACCTCTGCGTCTGTAACTTCTGTAATTTCTCCAGATACCACAAGGGTGCCATTGTCTACTGATAGGTTAATGTCTTCCTTTGTGAATCCTGCCACTGCAAGAGATACCTGATATGTATCTTCATCTAGCTTTAATACATCGTATGGTGGATATGATTGGCGTGATGCAGCATTGTGCACATTAGCCATTCTTTCAATCTCACGGTTAAAGCCAATAAAAAAAGGATCCTTGAAAAGATCCCATGTATATGTTGTTACCATTTTATTCCTCCTTCAAGCGAATAAGTTAATTTATAGGACCCCTTAAGGGCATCCTAATATAATTATATCATAAATTTTAATCGTTTGGAATGTCTGGCATATCCAATTCAATTAGACCTTTTTCTTTGGCGACCCTTTGTCCTTCTGGGCTTAAGTGCAATGTTGCCTCTAGGTTTTCATCATACTCAACTTCAACCAGACCCGCCTCATATAATTCCATAAGAGACTTATCAACATATTCTATGTGTGACTGCCACAATTCTGGTGCTATTTCTTTTGCCGTTTCGCTTATAGAAAATATCATCTCGCCGTTTTCATCCATGCCTTCTAAAGACACTGCGCCTATTTCTAGGTAGTATGCCAGCCTTGAATCACCGTCATCATATTCATCGTCATGCATAATATCTCCTTAGTACACCAGGTAGGACTTGAACCTACGATAGCCGAATTATGAGTTCGGGGCCTTGACCAACTTGGCTACTGGTGCCAGTTGATCTATTGTAACGTGCCGTCTTCATTTTTGTCAATAGTTTCTTCTACTAGTTGCTGAACATAATCAGAAAAATGTTTTCTTATACTTCCAGACGGTCTTTTGCCTAAAGACTTCCACATTCTTTTATATTCTATAACATTAGCAAATGTTGTTGGACACACTGACACTCCATTATATTCTTTTAGAACTGTTGGAAGTGGGACATGCTTTCCACAACATTTACACTCTTTAGCTTTTTCTTGATATATACTCATACTATTTCCATTCCGTCTAATACATCTGATAAGTCCTTTGGCATCCTTGGTGCTCTTATCATGTTTGTTACAATTGTGTCTTCCTCTTCTTCCCTATCCCACTTTAAAGAACTATACGTATGAATATCTATTTCATCATTGTTCTGTGGCCTGCTTCTGCTAATAGCATTAAATATAGATCCGCAAACAGCATCTGCTAAGTCTTTAGATCCCTTTCTAGGGTGATCAACTCTATCTCTCATAATTTTAAGCTGAAGTAATTCATCTATCAATAAAGGAATATGCGGTCCATCAAGTCTATCTTCTGCTACAACCATAGCCATGTCATCATAATGTTTTTTAGCAACAGATAATGTTTCTGTATTAATTCCATATTGTTTTAATTGCTGCATCATGTCGTGAGAGTTCCATCTATCGAATGTACAGACTCTGACCTTAAATCCTTTAGATCTAAGAGACAGAATATAATCCTTAACCTCTGTGAAGTCTACAGACTTATCTGGAGTTGGAGTCCAGTATCTTACAACATCTACCTCAACAATAGGTGCTGGCTGAGAATATGTATCTGTTACCTTAACATTAACCCATTTCTTTACATGTGCCATCGCCACCGCACAATGGTCATGCTTTTGTGCAAGGTCGACGTGTATAAAATATTCTTTATCTGGATCTGGTGCAAACCAATCTTCAAATCTTCCAAAGCTATCTACTGCAACAGCCATATTGCTAAATGCTTTTTCAATCTTTTCCCTTGACTTAAAGAATGCATCTACTGCTTCTGATGGCATGCAGGCAAATCTTCCTAGGGCATCTGGGGCATTCTTATAGAACGCAACCTTGAAGTCTTCAATCTTTCTTACTGGATTTACTTCCCACGTAGGTCTTTTAAGAGCATACATCTTAGGATACTTATAAGAAACAATATGATCTTCTTCCCATTCAATATCAAACTCGTTGCCTTCCGTTCCATCTGGAAGATCTTCGTCTAGCTTAAAGTGATGAGTTCTAATTACAACTTCTTTTTCCGCCACAACATCATCGTATCTTTGCTGGATATAGTCGTTCTTGTATCTAGGGAATGACAGAAGAATAACCTTACCAAAGTCTGGGAAACGTGAGTCTACTGATGCCCTATACATATCATAAATAGCTCCACCAGTTTTAGCCTGCTCATGTCCAGTCGTATTCTCCGTGGCAAAGCCTGAGATTTCGTCAAGAATGATTACGATAACGTTATACCCTTCCCAGGCCTCACGTTCTGAGTGACCTGAGTGTACTGTTATAGCCTTATCAAACTTCATTTCAGAAGCCTTTGGTTCATACTTTCCAGTAAACCATGGCGACTTATCTATTCGTGTTTTAAATCCTTTAAAGAAAACATTGTT